AAAAAAGAAAGAAAAAAAAGGAGAGAATATAGAGAATATAAAAATATATAAAAAAGAATAAAGAGAGAAAGTCGAAAAAATCGGTTACTTTAGTTACTCGGCTACAACCTTTGAAAAATAAGGCTTTGAATAGGTATCTAATTTTTTTAAATCCGTTACCCTTAAAAAATCAGTTACCTTAAAAAATTGAAAAAATAATGTGGAATGCTAGAAAAATATACGGGAGGAAAAAATAATGGTAACAGTTCAGGATGTAATTGAAATTAGAAAAATTAACAAAATACTTGATAAAATTGAATTCTGCAAGAAAAATACCACTAAAGAAGAAATAAAGCTGTTTTTGATGTCAATAGAGCAGCAGTTTATATTAAAGAATTCACTTACGGAAAATCAGACAGGAGCGTTAGAGAGAATCTACGATGCGATTGTGAATTACAGACATGCTTTATGGGATGATGCATGTGGAGCGCATCTCGATATAGGGGGTTAAAAAAATACTAGAAGGGAAAAAATAAATGAGTAAAAGAACAGCTAAGTTTATTATGTACGCTATATTAATTATATATGTCATGTACATAAGCTATAAACTTGATAACGCTAAAAATTTTTTAGAACTGGTCAAGGTGATTATTAAAAACACTTTATCAATCACAGCAGGATATATATTAATAAAAATCAAAGAAATGAAATAGACAGGAGGAAATATGACAGAAAAAGAGCTGGATATACTGGCGGATAAAGTTAGGGAAAAGCTTTCGAGAGGACCCTTGAAAAAGGATAGATATAAAGAAACAGAGGCGATGTTAAGATCCTACACAAATTACAGGAACGTGATACGGATGAACAATGACCGTATTGAAGATATAATCAGAAACGGACTGGGGGAGATAAGGAAATCCAGAATTGAAGAAAATGTACAGGGAGGCATGAAGAAATTTGAAGGACTTCCGGAAAAGGAACTTGAAAAGATAGAACACATTAAATCAGAAAATCTGAAAATGGAAAAAAGAATCATAAGGGTAGAAAATGCCATGGAAAATATCAGAAATGACAGGTACTCTGAAATAATAGAACTGAGATATTTTAAAAACTGGACAATTGAAGAAATTGCAGAAAAATTAAATGTCGACAGAAGAACTATCGGAAGAAACAGAACAAGACTAGTAAAATCAATGCAGTACGACCTTTTTCCTGAAGTTTTCCTAGATTGATAATTAATTTCATTTTAATCAAAATGTCCCATTCGTGTCCCAACCATGGTATTTTATATGTCCTGTCAATATGTTATAATGTGTTAGATTGGAAATTTAGGGTTTAGGAAATCTGGGATAATTTTTTTGTCGAGGCGGGATCCATGGGCCATACGCCTGACTATCGGAGACAGTGTAAAAGCTGTCTTTTTTTATTTTTTGAGAAACGAGGTGAAGACATTGACAAATAAGCAGAAGGTTTTCGTAAATGAATATCTAAAAGATCTTAATGCCACAAGGGCATACAAGACGGCATACAAAAATATAAAAAGTGAAGAAACAGCAGCAACTAACGGGAGCAAATTGCTAAGAAATACCAAGGTTGCTGAAGAAATACAAAAAAGAATGGACGAAAGAGCGAAAAGAACGGAAATAACACAGGATAAAGTGCTTAAGGAAATAGCAAGACTGGCATTTACGGATATAACTTCGATTGTCAGTGTCAAGAAGTTCAAAACTAACATAGGGGAATATTCAAAGGTTGTTATAAAAGATTTTTCAGAGCTAACAGAAGATCAGAGAGCATGTATTTCAGGAGTGAAGGAAACCAAACTTGGAATTGAAGTAAGTTTCTGCAGTAAAGAGAGGGCACTGGAATTATTGGGAAGACATCTCGGAATGTTTAACGACAAGCTGCAGCTTTCGGGTGAAGTCAAGACAGGCAACCCTTTTGCAGGTCTGACAACTGAAGAACTGAAGGAAATAATTAAAAATGAGAAATAGGGAGCTTATAAGACAGGCAGAACTGGAACTTGCAAGGCGTGAGTTCTTTTTTTATTGTCATCTGATGTCACCTGATTTTTATGAAAGCGATAGAAGTTATTTGTTAGAACTGTGTCAGGACATGCAGGAATTTGTCGAATCCGAGGATGACGTACTGATTATCAATCTGCCACCGAGACACGGGAAATCAAGGACGGCCACAATGTTCGTTGAGTGGCTGCTTGGAAGAAACTCTTCAAAGAAAATAATGACAGGTTCATACAACGAGACACTGTCAACTGTATTTTCAAAAGCTGTGAGAAATACAATTTCTGAAATAAAGGCCGATCCGGATAAGATTGTTTACAACGACATATTTCCAGATATCAAAATTAAAAAAGGCGACGGGGCAATGAATCTGTGGAGCTTGGAAGGTCAGTACAGTAATTATTTGGCAACATCGCCGACGGGAACTGCGACAGGTTTTGGAGCGGATATAATCATAATTGACGACCTGATTAAAAATGCAGAGGAGGCAAATAATGAAAATGTCCTGGAAAAACACTGGGAATGGTTTACAAATACGATGCTTTCAAGACTTGAGACAAACGGAAAGATAATAATCATAATGACAAGATGGCACTCAAATGATTTAGCTGGAAAAGCTTATGATGAGATGTTAAGAACAGGGTATAAGATAAAGCAGGTAAAAATGAAGGCCTTTCAGAATGATGGGACAATGTTATGCGATAAAGTTCTCACTTATGAAGAGTATCTGAGAAAGAAAAAAACGATGGGTGAGGATATAGCAAGTGCCAATTATCAGCAGGAACCGATAGACCTTAAAGGGCGTCTATATACATCATTCAAGACTTATGACAGAATAGATTTTGAATTTGACAGGATATGCAGTTACACAGATACAGCGGATCAGGGGAGTGATTATTTGTGCAGCATCATATACGGAGAATATAACAGAGAGGCGTATGTACTAGACGTCTATTATACGAAGGAAGGGATGGAAATCACTGAAAAGGAGACAGCTAGAAGACATTTTGAAAACGAAGTAAATTTGGCCGTGATTGAGAGTAATAATGGTGGACGGGGGTTTGCCCGTAACGTTGAAAGAATTTTAAAATTTGAGCACCACACGAACTCCTGCAGGGTTACATGGTTCCATCAGTCAAAAAATAAAACAGCAAGAATTATATCAAACAGTACCTGGGTAATGGACCACGTATATTTCCCTAAGAACTGGAGGGACAGATGGCCTGAATATTACTCTGCAATGAATAAATACCAGAAGGAAGGGAAAAATAAGTACGATGACGCCCCTGACGCAACCACAGGAGTGGCAGAAAGAACAAATGTGAAAGGCAAATACACACTCTAAGGAGATTGGAAATGTTTAATTTTATAAAAAAACTGTTTAGGAGAAATAAAAAGATGGGAAATGAACTTGAAAGATTAATAAACGACTTCCTTATGTCAAGGAAAAAGAAACAGATGGAAGACAGCCATAAATATTACATTGGCCAGCATGATGTACTGAACAGGCATAGAGATATGATAAATGAAAACGGAGAACTGGAACCGCTTAAGAATGTCAAGATTGCCAAACTTATTGATAACCAGTACTCAAAACTTGTTGATCAGAAGACAAATTACCTACTTTCAAAAACTCCCACATTTCAGTCTGACAATGATGAATATACAGAGTCACTGAAGGGTATAATTAATGACAGATTTCTGAAACTTCTCAGAATGGTAGGAAAAGATGCATATAAATATGGTATAGGTTGGCTATATGTATATATTGGAAATGATGGGAAACTTAAATTTAAAAGATTTGACGGTCGGAATGTGATACCAGTATGGAAGGACGAAGAACATGAAGAACTTGACTATGTAGCGAGACTTTATACAGTTAAAGAATTCAAGGATGGGGGATTTCAGACGTCAACAAAGGTTGAGGTATATAGGGAAACAGGAGTCGAATATTATAACTGGAATAATTCCCTTATAGTTGACAGGGAACCCGAATCATATCTGAGACTTGAAGATAATAACGGAGATGTGCAGGGGTATAACTGGTTAAAACTGCCTGTAATACCATTCAGATATGATGAGACAGAAACGCCTCTGCTTGTCAGAGTGAAATCCTTACAGGACGCACTGAATGAACTTATATCAGTGATGCAGGACAGGGTGGAAGAAGACCCTAGAAATACAATTCTGATTGTGAAGAACTACGACGGAACGGACTGGAGCGAGTTTAGGCACAATCTGAGAGTTCACGGTGTAATTCCGATCCGTTCAGACGAAACGGGAGAAGGTGGAGTCGATTCATTAAAAATCGAAGTAAACAATGAAAATTATAAAGTTCTGGTTGATATATTTAAGAAGGCCATCATTGAAAACGGACGAGGGTTTGACGCAAAAACTGAAACACTTGGAGCTAACCCGAACCAACTGAATATCCGTTCGATGTATTCAGACATAGATCTTGATGCAAATTCAATGGAAGTGGAATTTAAGGCATCGTTTGAAAATCTTATGTGGTTTGTAAATAATTATTTAAGAAATACGGGATTAGGTATATCTGAAGACGAAAAACTGGATATGATTTTCAACAGGGATATTTTAGTGAATGAAAGTCAGGCAATTGAAGACTGTCAGAAGTCAGTTGGAATATTGTCACAGGAAACTATAATCGGACAGCACCCATGGTCAGTAAACGTGGAAGAGGAAATGAAAAAAATCAAAGAAGAAAAACAGGAGAAAATGGAAGACTACGGAGGATTCGGAGAGCATAACCACTCTGATGGTTTAGATGAGTAAAAATAACTATTGGCAGGACAGATTTATCGAGGAAGAGGAACGGCTTAATAAGATAGCGGGAGACGAATTCCGGAGACAGCAACTGGAATATGAGAGGGCTATATCGAGGCTGAACAAGGATATTGAAGTGTGGTACAACAGAATCGCTAAAAACAATGATGTATCACTTGCGGAAGCTAAGAAGATGCTTAACGACAAAGAACTCAAAGAATTCAAGTGGACACTTGACGAATACATTAAACACGGAGAGGAAAATGGAATCAAGAAGGACTGGAGCAGACAACTTGAGAACGCAAGTGCAAGAGTACACATTGAGAGGCTTGAGGCTATGAAGCTGCAAGTAAGAGGGGAAATAGAAAAGCTTTATAACGGCCGTGAAAGTGGATTTGAAAGTTATCTTAAAAATCTTTATAAAGATCAGTACAACCGTACAGCTTTTCAGATAGCAAAAGGTACAGGGGTAGGAACTAACATATACAGTCTGAATGACAAGTTAGTAAATACGGTTATTAAAAAGCCATGGGCTCCTGATGGAAAAAACTTTTCTGACAGGATTTGGGAGGATAAAGATAAACTTATAAATACTCTGCATATGGAAATGACACAGGCGTTTATCAGAGGCGACAGTCTTGAAAAACTGGCAGATAAAATTGCTGAGAAAATGAAAGTTTCAAAAGCAAATGCATCAAGACTGGTATATACAGAAAGTGCCGCCTATTCAAGCAAGGCAAGGCTTAAGAGTTATCAGGATTTGGGTGTAGAAAAGTATGAGATAGTGGCCACACTGGATAACAGGACATCGGATATATGTCAGGACATGGATGGCAAAGTATTTGACTTAAAGGACTATGAAGTTGGAGTCACTGCAAATCCGTTTCATGTCAGATGTCGTACTACTACAGCTCCATATTTCGATGACATGGAAGGCGAAAGAGCCGCAAGAAATGAGAAAACAGGAGAAACGGAGTATGTTCCAGCGGACATCACGTATAAGGACTGGAAGGAAAAATATGTGAGTAATACCCCAGTTGCAAAAACTGAAAAAAGTGATATAATAAGATTACCAAAGACCTTACAGGAACATAAAAAACATACCGAAGACTGGTATGCAGGTAATTTGAAAGGTCTTGTATCAAAAGAGGATGAAATAGTTGCAACTAATAAGTTGCAGGATATTATAGATAATTCTGAATTTTCAATGAGATTCAATAGTAATAATATTGACAGTTTGCTTGATTCAAATAGATTTATGAATCAGTTTGAAACAGGGACAAGTGGAGGGACAATTTCTGATAAATTCAGAAAAGAAGCTACTAGAAACCTTTTCGGTGTAAAAATTAAACTGAAACCGGAAGACTATGAGAAATATGGATATTTGGCGAGTAACGATTTTCTGAAAGATTCAACCAATAATTGGACATTGGATATGTATGGAGACACGATTATCAGATTCAATAAAGACAAGTTAAAGGGAAGGGTAACATTTACGGTAGATGACAGTTTAGGAAATGCAGTTTTAAAAAAAGTTATCGCAATCAGCACAGAAAAAGCGGAAATATCCGCCATGGATGTAGGAAAAATAAGAAAGTATACAGATGTTTTGATAAATACGAAAGCTTCTGATGTGATAGAATTGACATCTGATTTAGGTGTAAGGTATATAGAGCTACAATATCATGGGGAATTAAAACTTGATGAAGTCGAAAGCATCTGTTTTACTGATAAACTTCCAAGTATCCATAGATTAGAGAGCTTAAAAAATAAAGGGATAAAATTGTATAAGATTGAAGGTGGCAAAATTGTTGAGATTTAAAGATGTTTTATATACGAACGGGACAACGGGATTTATAGTTTTATTGGAAAATGGATGTTTTGCTTTGATTGATGTAGAAAATAGACATGTAGATGTCGATGTATTTTTAGAAACTTATCTGAAATGGGGCGGGTTTGATAAGGTGGATGCATCTGATAAAATCGAATTAATAAAAAAGGTTTTAGAACATCCTAAAAAAGTTTACATCAGTTCATTGGCAACGGGCTATTTGGAGAGTGCTGAAACTAAGAATGAAATTGATATGTTAAAAAAGAATATAGGTTATAATTTTTAATAATTCAGGAGCGGTTTAACGACTGCTCTTTTTGTTTACAGGAGGAAAAATGATAAAACTGAACATTTATCACAGCGATGGAAACTACATGGGAGTATCATATGGTGGAACTTTAAAGAAATTCATTAAAAAATTTGATAAAGGTAAAAGCATAAAGTTAGTAAGCGATGGAAAAGAATGGTATATAAACTCAGCACTGATACTGGCATTTGAGGAGGTGAAGTAAGAATGCTTAAAATATTTATTGGAGTTCTACAGGCAGGACTTGTGATATTAAAACTTTTAGGTCTCCTACATATGAGCTGGTGGCAGGTATTAATGCCTTTGGAGATTATATTCGGTATTTTAATCCTGGTCTTTTTATTGCTAGGGATAATAAAATTCATAGAGTGTAAAAAGTAAATATTCCGCCTTTTTTTTTTAGAGTTTGCAGGCGTAAAAGAACAAATCAGATATGATTCCGCTGACATACAGCGTAAAAAATGAAGGAGTGATTATTTTATGAACAAAGAGGATCTGTTAAAACTTGGACTGACAGAGGAACAGGCTGAAAAAGTGCTGTCGGCAAACACTGAACAACTGAAAGGATTTATCCCGAAGGCAAGATTTGACGAAGTGAACAATGCCAAAAAACAGGCAGAAAAAGACTTGTCAGACAGGGATAAACAGCTTGAAACACTTAAGAACAGTACAGGGGACATTGAAACTCTGAAGCAGACAATCGAAACACTGCAGAATGAGAATAAGGCCGCAACGGATAAATATAATGCTGAACTTGCAGAAATAAAACTGGCAGGAGCAGTGGACACGGCCTTGCTTGGAGCGGATGCCTTAAATGTTAAGGCAGTAAAAGCGTTACTGGACATGAGTAAAATCAAAATGGACGGTGATGTACTGCTTGGAATCAACGAACAGATTGAAAGTTTGAAAAAAGCGGAAGACAGCAAAATGCTGTTTAAAGCCGTTGAAGTGGGAAAACAAAAAGGGCCTAATTTCGCAGGAGTTAAACCTGGCGAAGGAAATACAGGGAATGGAGAAAGCAATGCTCCAAAATCTCTGGCCGATGCCATAATGGCAAGATTTACAACACAATCAGATTAAAAAAAATTAGGAGGTGGCTTATATGCCGATAACACTAGCGGAAGCTAAAAAGAACGTACAGGACGATTTGCAGATTGGAGTGATTGACGAATTTGCAAAGAGTAACTTTATTATGAACAACATACCGTTTGACAATGTGGTGTCCCCGACAGGAGGAGGAACTACAATGACTTACGGATACACAAGATTGAAAACACAACCAACTGCGGACTTCAGGGAAGTCAATCACGAATACACACCTGCTGAAGTTTCAAAAGAAAGACACAATGTTGACCTTAAAATCTTTGGGGGATCATTCCAGATTGACAGAATTATAGCAGACATGGGCGGAATAGTATCAGAAGTGCAGTTACAGATGTCGCAGAAAATAAAAGCCGCATCTGCTTTATTTAACAACACTGTAATAAATGGAGACAGTGCAGTGAACAGTAAAGCGTTTGACGGACTTGAAAAAGCAATCACAGGAAGTTCAACAGAATTTATTCCGGGAGCTGCAATAGATTTATCTACTTCGGCTGCAATAGATACTAACTACAAGGCTTTCCTTGACATGCTGGACGAGTTCTTAATGGGGCTTGACGGAACACCTTCCATGATAGCAGGGAACTTACAGCTTATTGCAAGAATAAGGGCATGTGCAAGAAGAACTTCGATGTACACAACTTCTATGAACGACTTTGGTCAGCAGGTTGAAATGTATGCGGGAATTCCATTAATCAATCTTGGAGCTAAACCTGGAACAAATGACCCAGTTTCTGAAACAAAAACAGGAACAGGAGAAACGTCACTGTATGCTGTAAGATTCGGAATGGACGGATTCCACGGAGTCGCTCCGACAGGAAACGGATTAATCAAATCATGGTTGCCTGACTATAAGACAGCAGGAGCAGTGAAAACAGGAGAAGTTGAAATGGTTGCGGCGGTTGCTTTGAAAGCTACCAAAGCGGCAGGAATATTCAGAAAAATTAAAGTAAAATAGGAGGTGCTTTGAATGGCTGTAATAAAATCACCAAATCAGGAGTACACAGGGACAAGTGCGGGAGTAACTTTTGTCAACGGAGTTGGAAATACTGACAACGAAAACTTAATCGAATGGTTCAGGGATCGTGGATATGAAGTGGAGGAAGACTCGGAAGAAAAGGCTAAAAAACCAAAGAAGTAGGTGCTGGGTATGGAGTATGTGGAAAACATTAAGGAAGATGTGATAAAAACATTAAAGTCGGTAGGCTATGAAGTCGTAGATGCCGACTTATTTTTATTGGAACAGAGTATTGAAAAGGTTAAGGCTTATATTAAAAACAAGACTAATCAGAATAAAGTTCCAGAGGGGCTTAAGTACATTTGGATTGACCGAAGTACAGGTGAGTTTTTGTATTTTAAGAAATCGCTTAATCAACTTAATCTGAACGGGCTAAATTTTGACCGTGTGGCGAAAGAAATAAGCGAAGGCGATACTAAGGTAGTCTTTGAAGATACAAAGAGCGAGGGAGACAAATTTGAGGTTTTTACGACATATCTGATGACAAGAGGAGAGGAAGAACTCTTGAGATATAGGAGGATAGTATGGTAAAGGAACTGGAAAAGGCAAAAAAGGCTATACAGTCGTTATGGACTGGAGTTTGTAATATATTTGGGTTTAAAGATGTTGAAGACAAGTATGGAGCAACAACCCATGCAGAAGTGACGTTGTTTGAAAATCTGCCTTGCCGGTTAAGTTTTAAGAATATAAGTCAGACCAGCCAGACGGAGTCCTTTGCTGTAAGTTCGCAGGTCGTGAAACTCTTCATTACTCCTGAAGTCTATGTTCCTCCAGGCAGTATGATTGAAGTCACACAGAACGGAGTTACAAGGAAATACAAGCATTCGGGAATATCGGCGGTTTACACGAATCACCAGGAAATAGTGCTTGAAGCATATAAAGGAAGTGCTTAAATGGGAACAAGTAAAGTTAAAGTAGATTTTTCGGAAATAAGAAAAGCCGCTGAAACATTAAGTCAGGCAAATACGGCACTGCTGCTTGAAAATATTACCAATGAACTGGGTGCAAGGTTACTTGCAAAAGCAATCAAAAGAACGCCTGTTGACAAAGGAACATTGAGACGTGGCTGGGACGCAAGTATAGGAGCGAAAGCGGTCAATACAGGCGGGGGATACACTGTGACAATAACAAATAGTGTTGAGTATGCGTCTTATGTAGAATTTGGGCACAGGCAGACTCCAGGAAGGTATGTTCCAGCAATTGGGAAATCGTTAAAAAAATCATGGGTTACAGGTCAGTTTTTTCTTACAAAGGCAGAACTGGAACTGGAAAAGGAACTGCCAAAAATAATTGAAAA